ATCAAAATCTGCAGCACTATAATTAGAATTAGTTGCAGTTGAAAAATCACTAAATGTGATAATGTCTCCTGCTACAAACGTATGTGTTCCTGGAAATGTAATAGTAACTGTTGGAGATCCATTGGTAGTTGTAAAACAATTAGATAAAGTTGTACCTGATGGATTAACTAGTGGGTGTATATCATAATATACTCCACCAGAATATACATATAAAATTCTGTTTGTGCCTATAGCTGCAAATTTAGTAGATGCTTTATTTACAAAATGATGCAATCCTCTTGCAACCCCTGTAAGTTTTGATTCACCTAGTTGTTGCCAACCACCTATCTTTTCAGGTGTACCATATCTAAAACGTACATTTTCTCCATCTATCCATTGAGACTCTGCACCTGTTGATGTGACTTGTTTATTGAACCCTGGTAAAAAACCTAATTTTTGTAACATATAACTCCATTTATGTATTCCTTATTGGTGGAATACCTAACATCGGCCTTCTGTCGAACCTGTTCTTTTCAGCAAAAGGACCATTTACATGGTTATAATGAAGAAACACTTGTCCGCAAGTAGTTCCTTTAAAAGGTTCTCTCCAATGCTCTAATTCACATCCACTATATACCAGCATATCGCCTACTTCAAGCAGGACTTTTGTGCCTTTTGGAGCGTCGGGTTTATGTATTTTTTTGTATTCATCTATAACAGAATTAGCACCTGTGCCATCTATAAAGATAGGCCAAGGATCACCACCTAAATGCACAGTAGTAGATATTTCACAACTAGGTCTATCTTTATGTCTTTTTAATTCATCGCCGTGCTTATATAATCTAGCGTAGGAATAAGTAGGACATAGTTCTAAGCCGGTTTCTTTTTGCATTACTGGTAATACTTTAACAAGTAAAGTCTCCATTACATTATCAGCATAATGTGAGTATGTATTTGGAATTTGTTGATCAGTCCATGTACCAAACATACCGTTGTCATAAGTTATGTTATTGTCATACATAAATTTAACTGCATCTCGTTTAAGCAAGAAATAGTTAAATATAAAGTTAGCTAACTCATAGCTTACTGCACCTTTGATTACTTGATATTTATTGAAAGCCATCTTGTATAAAATTAAAACTTACTGATATTCGTATATTGTTAGATTCATTAGGTTCAACTGAATGCCATAACCAAGAAGGAAACATAATTATTCTATTTACTTTTGCATCCAAATGAACTTCTCTCCATAAATGTTCAGGAGGTTGTCCATTAATTCTTGCAGGCATATTAGATTGTATACCGGGTCTTGGGTCATATAAAACTATTTTACCACAATTAGGTTCCGCTTGCACATAATACACACCACTAAATAAACTGTTAGGATGTATATGAGGTTTATTATATCCACCTTTGTAATTTATATTAGCCCACATATTACCTAATCTTGGTTGTCTATCTAACCATTCTTGTTTAAATATTTCATGTTGCATTTTAAATAACTCATCTACTAAAGGTTTAAATTGTGGCATTTCATGCATATTGGTTTGACTATGCCAACCATTAACATTTGTTTTTTTAACACCTTCATCTTGTTTAGACCAAGCAACAATGTCATTAGCTAGTTGTTGATTATTTAGTTTAACATCTTCAGCATGTATAAGTGTTGGGAAAAATCCTTGGGTTATCATCTAAACGGTTTACCTCCAAACCAACAAACTAAAGATTGTCTTATTCCTTTTCTTACAGGATTAACTCTGTGATTTAAAAATGATGCAAATATAATTGCATGACCTTGTTTAAGTTCTGCAAATTTACCTGGTGCCATTAGTTCTAAATCTCCACCTTCAAACTCTGATGGATCATTTAATAATAATGTCATTGATATTTTTCGCACCGGTGGTTCGTGTTCCATGTTCACATCACAATCCATATGCCAATCATAGAACCCACCTTCTGGATATTCTGTAAACTGTGCATTCTCTGATACCTGTATGTCACCAAAACCAAAATGATTTTCATTGGCTGTTTGTATAAAATTATTAAGGTCACGATACATGTGTCCCATTTCATTAAAAGGTATCCACGATATTGTTGTAACTCTTTTCTTAGTATCTGTTCCACCACCTGGTTTACCCATACCTACTTGTGCTGCTTGCGGTGGTTGACGTCTACCAGATTCTATAATCTGTCTACATTGATCAGGTGTGAATAAAGGTGTGGTAGTTTGAACTATCCAACTTTTCCATTTAGGTTCTTTGATGTGTCTGTTTTCGTACATTAACTTACTCCTCTATTTCTAATTGGGTCATACTGCACATCCATATTTGCAGCAAGTGTTCTTCTATATCCTGGTCCATTAAATGGATAAACGCAATGTCTTATGTCATATGGAAAGATATAAAAATCTCGTTCTTTAATATCTGGTTGATAATCTACATTTGCAAAATGTCCGTTAGCTGAACCTAGTATCTGAAGTTTACCATTTTGCGGCGACTCTGCTGCAGAGTATTCTACACCATAAGACTCAGGTAATTTTAAAATCATAACAGAGGATAGACCTGTAAACAATGATCCTTGGTGCACGTGCACTGGATTGTATTCATGTTCAAACATAGTATTAATCCACACAGAATTAAAATGTAAATCATATTGTTTAACTTTATTCCATTCTAAATAATGTCTAAACTTTAATTCAAACCATTGTAATACATTATTAGGTAAATGATTATGTCTAGTCATTTTAGGACTGTCTTCACCATTAAAAAATAAACTATGTTCTTTTTCAATTTTACCAACTAATTGTTTATTAGCAGGTTTTAATTCAGGATACTTTGTTTCGTAAATATGATTAATTGTATTATATACATCCAAAGGCACTTGATACTTTAATACCGACTGACCTAAAAATATAAAACTAAAATCTGATGTGTCCATATTTCTGTCTTATCCTTTCTGGAATTTTATTTATATAAGGATTGGTTTTCTTTCTAACTACTGATCTTATGTTATGCATATTCTTTCCTACGATAGTATCGTTATATTTTATACCATTAACTTCTACTTGTTTCAAGTCTTGAAAGCTATGCTTAAATGGTTTGATACCTAAAAATTGATATAGATCAATAAATGTTTTTTCTGGATTAGCTACCATATCATCGTATTTTATATAATAACATATATCTTTATAGTTATATGAATTTTTTATAGCTTCTAAATCTTTTGCAATAGCACCATCTTTATTCATAATCATACTTAATTTTTCATCATCGTTTTTACAATCAAATCTATTAGGAAATGCATCAGGGTTTTCTGTGTACCACTGCATATAACTAGCTAGCACATCCATTAAATCTCTAAGTATCACTATACATTTAAAAGGTCGTTTAAAATGTTTTTGCATCAATTGAAAATTACCAGGTGTTGTCACTGGTCCACGGTCAATGATTATACGTTGTGGCCAATCTTTATAGTAAGTATCATACACGGAATCTAATACATTATCTAAAGACTTGTGGTCTGGATAGTTTTCAAACACATCCGTTTGTTTTAGTAAAAACAAATCTTTCATTATCTCTAATGTAATAGAGTTAGGTGTTGCAGCTATCTCTGGATTCTGATTCATAATACTTGCAAATAAAGTATTACCAGATCTAGGAAGTGCTACTAAAAAGAAAAGTTGTCTACTTGTCTTTGGCTCCGAGATCATTGGTCAATTGTTCTTTCTTGTTGTAAATCATTTCTCCTGATTTTTTAACTCTTTCGATAGTTTGTAATTGTCCAAGTACATTAAACACTTCTGGTTGACTTGAACCCGATGTTAATGTCTCTGCTTTATTTTTCATAATTTGATGATAAGAATCTAATTGGTGTCTGTTGACATCTTGAGTATCAAATGAACCATCATCAAATTCTTTTTTAAGAGTTGACCATAATTTAATTTCTCTCATTCTGTCACGTGCCACTAATTGCATGTTAGCTAAACCATATCTAGCTTCATCTAAATCTATTTGATATTTTTCTAATTTATATTCGTCAGTTTCAGACTCTACTTTTTTCTCTAACCATTTAACTTTTGCTTCATTACGTCTACAATCAAATGATAGACTCATTAAGTTTTCTAAGAATACGTTTTGTTCTCTAACACACTGCCAATACTTAGAAGCTTTCGTTGGATACTTTGCATCCTGTAACACAGACATTCTCATTTCTGTCTCTGTTCTAAATACTTGTTTCTTGGTCCATGTATCACGAAGCTCGGCTGTCATAGCCTTAAACTCTTTGACGTCTTCTGGATCTAATAAATTATTTAAACTTGGTGCTTCTTTTTCTATTAACGCATGTATGTTTCTTTTTTCTGTCATAATAATACCTTTCGTAGACTAATATAACGATTATTAACTAGTTGTCAATGTCTTAGCTGTAGCTACGGATGTTTCTGGTTCAAATTCTGATGTTGTATTCGTGTGAGGACTTGATGAATTTCCACCACATACTAAACCTGCTGTATTTGGACTTTTAGACCAACCAAATGTATTTTTTCCAGTAGTCATACTAACAGCAGTAGCCCAAGATGTTCCATTGTAATAAAAATTACCTACAGCTTTAGGACCTGTTCCTCCAGTAGGTGTTGGTTGATCTCCACCCATAAAATATGCTTCAGTTGCTGTGCCCCATGCTCCATGATCATCCATACCAACTATTGAGTCAGCTTCGGAACTAAAAGAAGAACCGTCATAACTAAATGAAGTTACTGGTTGAGGACCTGGAGGAGCGTTTCCACCAGCCATGAATGTTGCTGTTTGAGTTCCAGCAGTTCTTAATAAACCTCTTACCGCTGGTAAAGAAGTTGGATTAGCTGTCCAAGCAGATCCATTATAATTTTGTACATCAGCTGTTCTACCTGGACCTGATCCTATATAACCACCAAAAGCAACAGCAGCTGTTGAAGTTCCTGTTAAACCATATTGAGTAACATCTGTATTCATGTTTCCACCACTAGTCCAACTTGATCCATTGTAAGCATTAGTATTTCCAGGAAATGGACCTGGATTAATAGAACCACCTGCATAGATAGAAGCAGTTTCTGTTCCAGTCATATTACCATCTTGTACTACTGCAGGTAAACTAGTTGTGTTAGTCCAAGATGAACCGTTATATTCTTCTGCTGCAGCAGTATTACTGTTAGGGGGTACATTACCACCTGCAACAACCATAGCTGTTTGAGTTCCTGTTCCTCTTAAACCATATCTACCTGTGTTTAAATTATTACTTGATGCCCATGCTGCTCCAGTTATTGTATTAATTGATTTTGTGAATTCTTCTGTTAGAGAATAAGTAGTACCACTATTATTTTGACCACCGAAAGCTAAAGCAGAACCTGAAGAGTCTCCTGCCCCACCTAAACCATATCTTGCAGTTCCTAAAGTAGGAGAGTTAGTCCAAGTAGTACCATCATATGCTTCGGTATTAGTAACCATTGTTGTTGTAAAACCACCAAAAGCAAGTGATGAAGTTCGTAATCCAGCTATGGATGGTGCTCCACTTCTTCTAGCAGTGTTCATAGAATTAACTGTTGTCCAGCTAGAACCATCGTAATGTTCTGATGCAGCTGTGTTACCTGATCCAGGTCCCCCTCCTGCAATTAAACCTGCAGTTTGAGTTCCTGAAGAAAATCCTGTATTTCTAGCAGTATTTAAATTATTTGTAGATGTCCAATTAGTACCATCATATTCTTCTGTCTGATTATTGGGACCAGCTCCACCATAAATTAAACCTGCAGTTTGAGTTCCACAAGAACTTCCTAAAAATCTTCCTGTTGAGTTATTATTAACTTCTGACCAAGAACTACCATTATATTCTTCAACGTTTGTAACAACACCTGGAGGACCTTTTCCTGTTGCCGCTAAACCAGCTGTTTGAGTTCCTGCTGTATAAATACCATATCTTCCTGTTCCTAGAGCTCCTCCTGTTGACCATCCAGAACCGTTATATTCTTCTGTTTCTGTTACTATGCCTGTAGAATATCCACCAACAGCTAATGCTGCTGTTTGAGTTCCAACACCACCTTGAGTGTATCTAGCTTTTGCAGTGATTAAATTTCCACCACTAGACCATGCTTCGATGGCTACAAGAGATCTTAATGTTCCTGAATTTTCGTTATACCAAACCTGTCCCTCACAACTCGAATTGAGCGTGGGGTCAGAGTCTAATACTTTTACTCTCTTACCA